TTTAACAGTAAACTGGTGGGACCGCCACCCAAGAAAGTAAAGGCGGGCGATAGAATGACAAGGAGATATTTATGAGTTTGGACGGAGCAACTTTATATAGACGGGGAAGCGCAGAACCCGGCGAGCAACCTAACGGTATTGCCGCACAGTATCAACTTAGCGCAGTAAAAGGTCTCGCTTCGACGGCGATTCACGGGATTGCGACAAACGCGCAGCAAACGCTTGGTGGGCCGGTGCTTAATATCACTGGGCACGTACAGCCGGGTGGGGCGGGGAAACCACTGATCGAAGCTCGTATTCAAGATGCGACCGATTTAGTGTGTAACAATGGTCCTTTGGGAAATACGCTTCCAAGTACGGCGGGCGAAGGTCTTGTCCCGGTTCAGAATACAGCGCAAGACCCGACCGCAGGATTGTCGTTGTCTCCGCAGCACGAGTAGGTTGTTGGTTACTAAAAGAAAAACGGGGCATCCGTTAGGTCGCCTTTGGCCAACCGTCACGTTTGTCCCTTAATTTTTTGGAGGCGATATGCAGTCAGATAGACAACTCAAGCTCGCCTATAACCAATATAATAAGAAATTCTGGAACGGCGAATTACCTGACGCAGTAACCATCTGGGAACCGACAGCCAAGTGTGATGCGATTTGCTGTCCGGTTTTTGAAGTCGCAGATGGCGTGTTCGAGATTAAAATCGATCCTGCGTTAAAGGGCGAGCCTTGCTACTGGCGCATTGTACTTTTGCATGAGATGTGCCACGTCGCAATTTGGCGGCAACATCTGAAGCACCAACACGGGCGACCTTTTCAAGAAGAAAAGAATTGTATTTATGCGATGGGAGCGTTAAAGAATTTGTGGTAACCATTTTAGGAGGAGTATGGCGAAAAGGAAAAAAGACCAAGGTCTCAATTTCATAGCCGCCGCTTACAAGCGAATCATGCTTAATGGTGGCGCAAAGGGACCATTTGATCATAAGCAATTGACGGTTATGCTGAAAGCTGCTGACCGGCTTGCTCTAATGGATAAGGTGTTTTCCGCCGAGCAACTCGCAGCAGCAGACGCAGGGAATCTGTCAAGCTCCTCCATTACCGAAGACCAGATACTTGCCGATATGCGGGCGAAACATCAAGGAGGGGTGCATGCAAATACCACAGGTCAATAAAGCACAAGTCGAGGGTTTTGCGAAGGTCTGGAGGTATAAGGGTCTTTCGATGATCCTTAATGAAATGCACGTTCAGTTTGCGACGGACTTCGCGAATGTAATGCTGAAGAATTTTGTGATGCAAGTCGCGGCCCAGCAGCAAGCGGCGGCAAAGGCGAAGAAGATTATTACGGAGGGGGTATGAACGGTTGTTCTTACGTATTACCGAAGTTTACATTGCCCGCGAGTAATAATGCATCACAGATAAAATGGGATTTGGCATTCCTGACTAAAGAAGAATTTATCGCTAAGCACGGCCCGAGGGCGTATGAAAACGCCAAAAACTCTTAGGGGTGCTTTGCAACAGATTGAACGGATGCTGAATAAACAACCATACAGTGCTGACCTTTGGGACATTCTCTCAGCAATACGTGGACCCGATTCCCGAAAATGGGGAATCAAAGACGCCACGACTACGATAATTCGCAGTGAGGCATTTCCTAAACATCCATGCGAGGAGAGAAGTTTCTATGGATGGGATAATAAGAGAAAAGTCACAGTTCGAAAAAGACTCTTCAAGAACAAGGAAGATTCTTACCATTTTCGTATGCACGTCGAAGAAGCCTTTAACGCTCTTGGCCTAAAACTATTTGAGGAGAACTGATGAGGCAAATAATCGACGGTCTGTGGGTCGGCGGTGATAAGGATGTGCCCGAGGCAAAGAAACGTGGCTATGCCCGTCTGTCTGCTACTAAGGATGGTCCTGACAGCCATCGAGCCATGCTTGGATATACCACTATGGGTGCTCCGAAAGGCTCAGACTATCTTTTCGCTCGCAAGGGTGATTGGATGGCCTTGAACCTGATCGACACAGATGATCATGAGTTCATTTCTGAGGAAATGCTAGACGCCGGAATTAAGTTCATTGCGGAAATGATGGACAAGGGCAAGCCTATATTAGTATACTGCAACGCCGGTATGTCTCGCGGTCCTTCAATGGCGTTCATGTATCTTCGTAGTGCGGGGGAGTTACCTCAGCCGTTTAATCGGGCGAGACACATTTTCAAAACGCTATACCCCCCGTTCGATCCCGGCCATGGCATGGAATTTTGGGCGCGGGCGAAATGGAATACTTTGGAGAATATTTATGCCAGACCAGCTCGATCTAAGTAAAAGACTTTTGAATATGGGTGCCGGAAGCCGTGAAGAATCGGGCCTAGGTAACCGCAAGCAGAATGTGGAAGAGTACGAGAAGGCAGTAAGCGGCCCTGTTGACATGCCAAAGGCGAACCCCCCGCAGAAGGTTGACAAGATTCATCCGGGTGCCAAGTATGGGGATAAACCGCCCGAGAAGCGAATCAATGTTGACCAGTACATAAAGCCGCTGGGTAGTTTTAAGCACGGCACTGATTACGTTCCCAAGACGGGGAACTATACGCTACATGAGGGCGAAAAAGTTACATCAGCGAAGGACAATATGGCAGATAGCAAAGTGTTCGATATGGTTCCTGGCAAATCGGCTTCCGAGAAAAAGCCTGCGAAGCATATTAAGGAAATTCGTACTACTCGTGCACACGATGGAAAGTTAATTCATACTCATGTGCATCATCATCCGGCCCATCATCCCGATGAGACGCATGTCTCGAATGACATGTCTGATCTTCACAATCATTTTGAGGATCACGCCGGTACGCCCAATGAGGGAGAGGAAACTCCTGCGGTGGGAGCACCTGCTCCTTTGACCGCATCAGCTCCTCCGATGCCGGGTGTCGCACCCGCAGGACCAGCAGGAGTAGGAGCATAGTATGGCTGAACACACACCGGAAGAAAAAGCCCATTTCGCAAGAGGCATGCATAAGTTGCATGGCGGGGCATTACATCGTCACTTCGGAATTCCAGAGGATCAGCCGATCCCAATGGAGAAGAAGCAGGAAGCGGCCAACAGCGATAACCCGCATACTGCCGCCATGGGCAGAATGGCCGTCGCTATGCATGGTTGGCATCACCCCAAGAAATAAGTTCATCTCCTTCGGACTAATTACCCGAAGGCGGGCGGTAGCTTCCTCTACCGCCCAATTCTCAGGAAAGGAGAATTATGCCTTACAAAGATCCCGAAGTGCGCCGTAATCGGGCTGCACAAAATCATCAGAGACGAATGCAAGACCCTGTATATAAGGCGATGCATATCGCTAACAGTGAGCAATGGCGTAAAGCACATCCAGAATACGTTGCTAAACGGAATAGGAAGCATCGTCTAAAGATTCAGTATAAGTGGACTCCTGAGATTTGGGAATCAACTTTTGAATCTCAAGGACGATGTTGTGCCGTCTGTGAATCTACGGAACCGGGAAAGAACGGGTGGTCTGTTGATCACGACCATGCATGCTGTTCAGGACGGATAAGTTGTGGTAAATGTGTAAGAAGTATTTTATGCTCTCGATGCAATTCAGGTCTTGGCTCTTTTCGGGACTCTCCTGAATCGCTTCGCAATGCAGCGAAGTATATTGAAAGGTGGAAAGACTTTATGAAGAATAGTAAGACAGCAGAGAAACACGTTAGTGGTCCACAGACGGTTGGTGTGTCTGGACCCGGCCCCTTCAAAGGGACGAGAGCGGGAGAGAAGCGTGCAGGTAGTACGAAATATGTCGATTATCCCGGCCAGCCCGAAGGTAATATGAATTACAAAGGTGCAGTCGGCGATTGCAAGTAAAAGGTTAGTGAGGAGTCATGAGGGTCGATCAGTTAGAAACATGGTTTAACAAGCACAAGGCAGACACCAATTATCAGCACAAGGATATGCCCCTCGACATCATGGCTCACAATGCGTACGAAAGTTTCGAGCGGTTGACAGACCCTATCAAGAAGAAAATCATTGCTGTTTGTAAGGCATACGGGGTTATCACAGATGATCCCGCATCACAAGACCGCATGCTCTTGTATCGGTACATGGCCCAAACGAATTTATTCGCGCTATGCCATTTGCTGGAAAAGTACAGGGATACGACGGATAAGACTTACATCTGGATTGATGGAACGGTTCACAACACTCACGAGGAAATCTGCAACGAGTTTTTCGTCCGCAAGAATCCCCTGATTCCTACTTTCAAGGAGTTCGCAACGCAGTACGTCGACCAGAAAGAGCGACTATTGCTCGTGCCTAGAGGCGGCTTTAAGTCGTCGATTGACATGGCGGACGTAATTCAGTACATCCTTAACTGGCCAGAAATTACGATCATGATCCTTACGGGCGTGCTCGATCTAGCGGTTGATTTCGTAAAAGAAATCAAGGGACATTTCAAGTTGGACGACAGTGATCCTGACGCTGAGAATCTGTATCACACGAAGAAGTCGATCAAGCCGCGCATGATGCCGGATGGGTCAATATTTCTATTTCAGGTACTATTTCCTGAGCATTGTATTCCTAAGGACGACGGAACACAGCAAGAGTTTCAAACTCCTGCGTCGGCATTTGTTGACAAGGAATGTACGGTGTTCGCAGCATCCATTGACCAGAACTTGTCAGGATGGCACGTCGGCGTCATGAAACTGGATGACGTTGTAACGAACGAGAATAGCCGGACGGTTGACCGAATCAAGAACGTCAACAAGCAGGTTAGCATCAATAAAGCCATGAAAGTCCCGTACGGATTTTACGATAAAATCGGGACATGGTACGACTCCGACGATACCTACGGACAGGACATGAAGCACATTGAAAAATGTGTCAAAAATGGTGATCCTGTAAAGATGAAGGTATATTTACGGCCTGCATGGTGGCCGAATCAGGCTGCTGTAAAAGCAGGCAAAGTTGAGAGCGAAATGGTAGAGTCTGATTGGGAATTGTGGTTTAACGTTCCCGGCCAGCTTACCTACGAGTTTCTAAAGGGCGAGTGTCACGACGTAGAAGGATTTGCTGTAAAATACCTCAACGACCCGACCAAGGCCCACGTTGTAAAATTTCCGTTGGAATTGCTTCATCGGAAAACGATCAATTCCAATTTACTGCCGCAGACGGGATTTGTGGTTACCTGTATAGACACTGCTTACTCTACGAAAAGTTGGGCGGACTATACAGTAATTCTGACATCTTTAATTTACGGAGGGCGGTTTTACATCATTGATTGCCAACGCGGTCGATGGAATGAATATGAGTTGCCGGGTAAGATAGCCGCCGTCGCAAACCAATGGAAACCATCACGCATGTGTATCGAAGATTCGGTAGGCGTGAAATGGTTAGGAAAAGAAATTTATCGGGAAATGGACAAATTACGTGTTCGTGTTCCTATAGAGTTCGTCCCGCTCGGTCAAGGAAACAAGAAGAACGCAAAAGATATGAAGGCGAAGCCGGTGCTGAGGTATCTTGGTGACGACAGGCTTCTTTTTGCGAATCAATGCGTCGGACTCGAAGAGTTGTATTCCGAATTATCCAATTTCGGAACTGCGGCTTCTACACATGATGATATCGTTAGTGCATTGTCGATTTTGGTAGATCAGTTTTCTGGGTATGCTGATATGGAAGGTAAGCGTCAAGCGGCCAGCCCCGATTTCGGCATCTCCAGCCAAGCACAACAGCAATATGACCATTTGTACGGTAAAGGGACATATGCCAAATGTTTTAAGCAGAGGGCGTTGAATGCTGCGTTGGAAAATCCCGATCTTTCAGCGCGAGAGGCAGTACAAGCTGAACAGGTGATGGCGGCGGGGTATTGCGATCCATTTGAAGAAGCAGGAATTTATGGTTGACAACTGTTGGGGAATATGGTATAGTTAATTATGCATATTTACGCAATCACACATCTTGGCTCGGATGGAGCCATCGTTCGCTAACACAGTGCTGTAACGCTGTTGTAGAGCGAGAATCCCAGACTTCAAGTCTGGGAGCATCAATAGACCATCGTAAGCATTTGAGTGAGTCCAAGAGAGGAATACCGTGTCCTGCGGTAATCGAATCAAATATCAGGAGACGGTCGGAAAATCCGAGTAAGGCAGCTCTAGCAAACCGAAAATATCGAGCTGCGAAAAAGGAACGGGAGGCACATGCCTGAAGTGACTGATGCAAAAATTCAGTCGGACGGTAACGCACACAAGCCACTGACTGCTGAAAATTTTACCCCAGCGGGCGATATCAAAGGAACTCAAGGTGATCCAAAAGGATTATCCTCCGATTTAGCTTTGGTCGTCGGCTCTGCACAAGCTGCGAGAGATTTTCTTCTCCAGAAACAGTAAACAAAATCTGCTGTTTTAAAACCCACTCTGATTGACTCGGAACCCTGAAATGGAGACGAGGCGGAAGCGAAAGCACCGTGAGAGACTAAGTGAGAGGGCGTCTAAAGACGAAGCAATAGTCCGAACTTACGAGGAATAACAACCGTGAGAGGTCAGCAGAAATGTCTGATCCTGCGAAAGCAGTAACAAATTTGGGAATCTCTTATGGCGCGATGCCGACCTTCTATTTCAAGCACCGCGTCCGATGACTGTTTACGACAATACTTATGTCCTCGAACCGAATATACAGCGGTTTACTGTTGCGAAGATTGTGAATTCAGTAGTTCCACAACTGTACAAAGGTCTCTTTTACGATGACCCGCCGATGATTCTACGACCGCGACCCGGCGAACATCAGAATATAATTGATGCAAAGACAGCACTATTTTCGTACATTCTGGACAAGAGCAAATTCAAGACCGAAACAAAATGGGGTCTTGAGACAATGGCTCACCTAGGAACGGGAATTTGGAAGTGGGGATACGACTGGACTGAAATTGTTACGTCCCGGCGCAAAGCCGCTATTCTAAAGGAAGACGTAGGACCAGACGGACAAAAGACTACGATAAGCGTTTCATTAGACCAGCCGCCAGAGATCACGACAACTGTAAAATCTGTCCCGATGCCATTCTTCGAGCATCGTCCTCTGGACAAAGTTCTTGTGGACCCGAAACTAGATGTCCCCGATATCCGAGATGCGAAGTGGGTTGTAGACGTTCGTTACATGGACTTCTATGAACTATATGATCTCCAGCAGGCATTGTTACTTGCTGCGAAAGAAGATGCATCTGTAATGGATGGATGGTCTTTCCCCGAGAATTTGAAAGACGCGTGGATTCAACCCCCGGCTCCCGCCAGCAATTTGCAGACAGAGCAAACCCTTTACATGAAGGGTGCGGTTCATCACGCACAGGATGTAAACGTTGCGAACTCAGTAGACCCACTCCGCACAAAACTGGAGGTGTTGGAATATTGGGACAGCAAACGGAAAATCCGGGTGTTAGATAATAAGAAAGTCATCTATACCGGAGACAATGAATTCAAACGCATTCCATTTCTTTCATCCAACTGGTGGAATCGACCGAAAGCATTCTTCGGCATGGGGCTCGGCCTTATTGTCGGCCAGAACCAACGCGTAGATCAAGGAACGATTAACGCTATCCTGAAAATCCTTTCGTATGGCGTAAATCCTGTTTACCTAAAACGTAGGGACGGGAATAACCTTACACAGATGGTCAAAACAAACGTCGGCAAGATCATGACGGTTGATGGGGAAACGGACAAGGCTTTCACTCTAATGGAGACGCCTAAGGTTCCCGGTGACATTTGGAATGCACTAAAAGAATCTGAGCAGGCGACGGAATCGTCATCTGGCGCAGATCAACAGTTAGTTCAAGGCAGTTCAGCAGGACCACGTTCTTCCATGGGTCGAACCTCAGGTGGTGCTGCAATTCAGGCATCAGCTAGTGCGACAAGATTAGACGGCCCATTGGATAATTTCATTGAGCAAGTCTTCAAACCGTTCCTGTATATCGTGGACGAGTTGGTATTTACGAAAATGTCTGACGCGAGCATCATCCATATATTGGGTGATGTGCTCGGCAGTCCGCTTACACAGGCCCTTGATATGCAGCGGTATTGGGACGCCCAAATGGACTTCGAAGTCCTAGCGGGCGCAAGCATGGCTGCGAAACGAACCATGGCTCAGTCGATGGTTATGTTGACGCAGTTCCTTGACAACCCACAGCTTACCCAAGCATTAGGAGAGATGGGTCTGTACATTGATTACAACGTAGTCTTCAAAATGTGGATGGAAGCCTCTGAGTGGAAGAACGGACAGGATATCGTCAAGGCGATGCCGAAAGCAATGCAGGATAAAAAGGATGCGAACTCTCCCGCTGCAATCGCCGCGCAGAGGACGCAAGCCGCGCAACAGCAGAGCAATGACAAGTTTGCACAGAAGCAGGAATTGGAAGATCAGTCATCCAACAATCGTATTAAGCGTGATCTAGTAATCGCCTCTGCAAAAGCCTCAGGGCTTAGCGAGACGGTTCTGGGAGAGCCCTCAACAAGTGGGTTAGAAGGCCAGATGCCAACGGTGATGTAACGTGGAGCAGGGGTCTACGGACCACGAAAATGAATGCCCTGTACGGAAAGGCTGTATGAATAAAATTCGTAGATTCCTCCGTGTCTCTTGCCTCTGGGTTTTACTTGCACCGTGGGCATCCCTTGGTCTTGGTATTGCCAGCAATGAAGCTGTTCTAATCTCTAACCATGACCGATTCCCTGTAATGATGAATCCCGTTAAATTGGATGATCTTAGAGGAATACAAGGTCAGACAACGTTACCTGCGGATATGCTGGACGATGTCCATTGCGTAATGACGAAGGATACTCATCTTAATTCCCTTGCGGATGTGTTTGACTTCAAAGATGGTATTTATAGTATAGGTGACGGACTCATCGAACTCGGACAATGGGCGAATGAATTCTGCGTAATCGCTTGGCTTACCCTAATCTTTAAGAAAGTTTGGGACGGCGAAATACAGTAAGGATGTTAGGAGGAGAATGCTGAAAATTGAGAATGATCTATTGAAAGGACTAGATGTAGAATTACAACTCGACGATGTCGAAAAAGCAATTCTTTCTTCATATGTAAAGCAACGGGGATTCGATATCGTACAGAAGATCATGGAAGATCAAGTTCGAAAGTTCAACTTCAAATTGATAAACACTAACCCTGCTAACTCCGCTGAAGTCTGCGCCAATCATTATTTGGCGAAAGCAGTAGCACAGTTTTATGTAGGATTGATGGAGCGCATTCAAGAAGAGTGTTCGATCAATGCTTACAACAATCGCCGACAGGATATCGTGGAAGACGCGGTAACCGCAGTGATTGAGGAATTTAATTGAAACTCCTAATCGCAGTAATTACATGCCATAAGAACATATACGCCCCACAAAAAATACGTGAGACATGGTCTGATGAGCATGTCCGATTCTTTTATGGTGGTGGGGATCGCACAGCATTGCCGGATGAAGTCTTTTTAGAAGTACCAGATACATATATGGGTCTGCCGCTTAAGGTACAGGCGGCGATAAAATGGGCAAAGGAAAATGGATACACCCATTTTTTCAAGTGCGATGACGATGCCTATGTTCGCCTAGATCGGCTTCTAAAAAGTGGTTTTGAGAAATACTATTACGTTGGTATGAAAGTTCGAGCGTATGTAGGTGGAAATTATCTAGAGTACATGCACGGTGGGGCGGGCTATTGGTTGAGCCCCCAGAGTATGGATATGGTAATTGCTGCACCGATATTTGGTAAATCTGAAGACGGATGGGTGGCGAAAGTCCTAGCTGAAAAAGGTATCAAAGGTAAGCATGATGAACGATTAATATATCGTCGTCGGGTTTATAAAGACCCATTTCCTGCGACACCTACTCCAGACAATGAGTTGATTACATCGGCGGAATTTTCGCCGGAAGAGATGCACAGAGTCCATCGACTCT